AGATATATTCCACCAGTGCCCAAACTGTACGTTATCAACAACGCCTCTGCCTACGCCGCCACTATCTTTTGCTCTACCGTTCTTGGTAATACTACGGCAGCAGGTACGGGTGTTGCGGTTCCAGCAGGTAAATCAGTTCTTTTGCGCTCGGACGGCACAAATATCGTTGAGCAGCTCAATCACATCACAGGCAGTCTTTCTATTGGTGGCAACGCAAGCGTCACTGGGAATGCAAGTGTCACCGGGAATGTAAGCGTCACAGGTACAACCACACTTCAAGACGACCTTATTCTTAATAGTTCGTCTGGTACAGCAGGACAAGTTGTAGTATCCCAAGGCGCGGGCAACCCGCCAGTATGGGGTAATGCGTTTGTTACCGGCATGATCATGATGTGGTCTGGCACAATTGCCACTATACCTTCTGGCTGGGCATTATGTAATGGCTCTGGTGGAACACCTGATTTGCGAGACCGCTTTATTGTTGGCGCGAGTGCAGACAGCGGAGGGCAGTCCGTTACTACCATCACTGGGGGCAATACAAAGACCGGCGGCTCTAAAGACTCTATTGTTGTGAGCCATAACCATACTGCCACAACCACAGCAACTGATTCAGGCCACACGCATACATTTACCGTAGACAACGTAGGTAATACTAATGCGGGTATTAATACCGGCGGTAATTTTGCGCGGCAAACAGCGAATACAGGTACAGGGTTTGCAAGTATTACTGCATCGACGACGGTTGGTACAACAGGTTCATCTGGCACTAACGCTAACCTTGTACCGTACTTTGCACTTGCCTTCATCATGAAGCTGTAAGAAGCAACCATGCCATTACAAAAACTACAGTTCCGCCCCGGTGTAAATCGGGAAGGCACCACACTTGCCAACGAGGGTGGTTGGTATGACTGCGACAAGGTGCGGTTTCGCTCTGGCTTCCCTGAAAAGATAGGTGGCTGGGCGGTTGAAACTTACACTACCTTTCTTGGTTACTGCCGCTCATTGTGGAACTGGGTAACGCTCAAAGGTTTTAACCTGATGGGCGTTGGTACGAATGCAAAGTTTTATGTTGAGAACGGCGGAGTGTTTTATGACATCACACCTATTCGTGTTACCAACTTAAACTCAACAACTTTTGCAGCGGTTACGTCTTCACCTTTTTCTGCGTTTATTACTGTTACTGATAGCAGTGCATCAAGCTTGCAAGTTGGTGACTTCATTACGTTCTCAAACACGGCAAGTCTTGGCGGGAATATAACTAACACTATTCTTGATCAAGAATTCCAAATACAGTCCGTTACGTCTGGTACGGTATATACGATTGTTACCCGTGCTGCGGGCACTTCTGTTGCCGGGCTTAACTTCACGGTAAACACAACAACGTCCACTATCTCACTGCCAGTTGGCACCACGATGGCAAATGGTAATACTGTTGCGCTGGTAATTGGTGGGGGTGCTGGTGCGCCGGGCGGTTTGGGTTATGCGGTTACGTATTACTTGGTTAATGTCGTAGGGAACACTTGCCAACTATCACTCACCAGCGGCGGCACACCTATTACCTTAACTAGCGAAGGCATCGGACTTCAGGCGCTTTACTTTACCGTTTTCTCCAACGCTTCGGATTCAAATAATGGAGGATCGGCGACTGACACTGCGTATCAGATCAATACAGGGTTCCCAATTTTCACGATTGGTACCGGTTGGGGTACGGGATCGTGGTCGCGTGGCTCGTGGGGCTCGTCGTTTAGTACGGGTTTTGGTTTGCAGCTTCGTCTTTGGAGCCAAGCTAACTTCGGAGAAATTTTATTATTTAACCCGCGTGGCGGCGCTTTATATGATTGGGCACCGGGTTCAGGCGCAACCCCTGCTTACGGCACTCGCGGCGCGGTTGTGTCCGGCACATATACGCCGTCTCTCATCAATGAAATCCTAGTATCGGATCAGTCACGGATCGTCATTTGTTTTGGTTGTAACGACCCGAGCGGTACTTATGCAACGACTGAGCTTGACCCAATGCAGATTCGTTGGTCTGCGCAAGAAAGCTACACGGTTTGGGAACCGCAAGCTACCAACCAAGCAGGTGATCAGCGGCTATCTCATGGTTCACAGATCATCGGGGCATTGCAAACGCGTCAAGAAATTAACGTCTGGACGGATGCAGCCATCTACGCCATGCAATATATTGGCCCACCGTTGGTTTGGCAGATTACGCTACTAGCCGACAACATTTCAATCGCTTCTCCAAACGCTATGGCAACCGCATCTGGTGTTGTGTACTGGATGGGCGTAGATAAGTTTTACATCTACTCTGGTCGGGTTGAAACGCTGCCATGTTCGGTGCGTACGTATATCTTTAACGACATCAACCGACAACAGTTTTCCCAAATTCAGGCGGGTACGAACGAAGGATATTCAGAGGTCTGGTGGTTCTACTGTTCTGCTAACTCTGATGAGGTAGACCGCTATGTCATCTTTAATTACCTTGACCGTGTTTGGTATTACGGCTCGATAGATCGCACGGCGTGGCTTGATTCCCCGTTGCGGCAGTTCCCTGTTGCAACTACAGGCGGCAATCTCATGGTGTACCACGAGGCAGCGATTGACGACGGAACTACCAACCCACCAAGCCCGATAAATTCGTATGTGCAGTCGTCCGACTTTGATATTAACGACGGGCATAACTATGGATTTGTATGGCGGATAATCCCTGACATTACGTTTGATGGTTCTAATACTAGTGGCGCTACATCGGTAAACCCGGCAGTCCAGTTTACGGTACGTCCTCGGCAGAATCCGGGATCAGGATATGGCGTATCTCCATCACCGACGGTTAAGTCAGCACAGAGCTACGCTGGGCAGACAACCTACACCGTGCAGGAATTTACCGAGATTGTGTACAGCAGGATTCGTGGGCGGCAGATGGCGTTCAAGGTTAGTTCAGATACGCTTGGCACACAGTGGCAACTAGGCGTACCCCGTATCGATGTCAGACCAGACGGACGGCAATAAATGACAATACGCCTAAAAACCATAGCACTGACCAGAACACCGTTACTGCCGTTTGCACCGGTTCAGTACGACCGTGCGTACCACGACACGCTTAACAATATCCTGCGTCAATACTTTTCTACGGTTGACAACATCGCGGCGCAGTTTTGCCTGAGTGGAGTTTTCACAGTGGCAACACTACCCGGTGCTGGCACTCTTGGCGCAGGGGCTAGAGCGTTTGTTATCGACTCATCGGTGTCAACATTTGGTACCACGGTGGCTGGTGGCGGCAGTGGCAAAGTGCCCGTCTATTCCGACGGAACCGACTGGAAAGTTGGGTAATTAACGTGCTGAAGTGCTAAACTTCTTGCAATTGACATTGAGGTGAAATCATGGCCTTTTTAGCCCCGCTTGCTGGTGGCGCCGTAGCCAAAACCGCTGGTGCTGCTGCTTTAGCTAAAGCCGGTGCTGCTGCAAGTGCTTCAAGTCTGGCTACTGGTATAACTGCCGGTACCGCGCTAGGCAGTGGGGCGATGGCGTCTATGCCCGCCCTGTCTTATGCAGGAGCCAATCTAGCAGCGCCGGGTATTTTGGGTGCGCTACCTTCCGCTGTTGCGCCTACTGCCGGTGTTTTCGCCAAAGCCGCACCTGCCTTGGGTGGGTTGAAAGCGGGCACCACTATTCCGGGGTTGGCCTCTACAGCGCAGGGTGCTACGGGTCTTAAATCTTTGGCTATGGCAAATACCCCGCTATACGGCGGTGCGCCAACATTGAATGCCGTTAACCAAGCAGCAGGTCTGGGCAACCTTACTTCACAAGCGGGGAAGTTGACACCCGAGATGGTAAAAGCATCTCAGACTGTTTCACAACAGCTCGCCACTCAAGCCCCCAAACAAACACCCGGCCTAGTCGAATCTATTCGGAATGCTAATACCGCGATGCGCGGCCCCGCTAATATGAGCTACGCTCAGGGCGCTCAAGGTCTTTCTCCAAATGCTGCTGCGTTGCCACCGGGGAGTCCAATCCAACCCGGCGGTAATTTCCTGCAAAACCTAGGCAATTTAATCCAGAACCCGAGCATAGATGCGACAGGTGACTATCTAAAAGAGCACCCCGTTGCCTCATTGGGTATGGGCTTAACTGCGTATAAAGCGCTAAATCAAAAACAAGCAAAGCCACCTGCGCAAGACTTAGGTTCAATTCGCCCGTACGAATTCACACGTACTCAGCGCCCAGAAGCTTATGCGGCTAGCCCACTGGATGACACCAGTGAGCGTATGTACTTCGACTCTAAGTTCACGCCTCTCGAACCCTACGCGGCAACG